GACCGCATCGCGCATCACATATGCCTCGTCGTTATCGACCGAGCACGAGCGAAGATCGGAAAAGGTGATCCGCTTGCACAACTGCGCGAGCGCATAAGCCTCGTCCGTACTCATTTCGGCGAAATAGCTGCTCGACTCTGAAGCATTGGCGTCGGCGATATAGATTTTCATAGCTGACATACAGAGCCCCTTTTCACACGGTTATCGTTCGAGCCAACCGATTGACTCGACGCAAACCTTTTCGTCGTCGATTCGACACGTATCGCTCGCGTCGGCGATCACCTGCCACGCCGACACGCACGCGATTTCAAGCGCCGCGACGATCAACACCACGGCCGCGAGTCTCATGGCGCCCTCAACGAATTACGTCGCAATGCGATCGCCCTCGCGGCTTTGTAGTGCCTCACGGCGTCGGCGACGAACGGGGCGAGCACGTGCGCCTCTGTTAGCAGCTCTGTTTCTATCGCCCCGATTAGACGTTCGCCGCCCTTTCTGCCGTTGCAAGCTCGACAAGTTGCAGTCAGATTGCGCGGCTCGTCGCTGCCCCCTAACACCCTCGGCACGATATGGTCGGCCGAGTCGGCAACACCGCCACAGTACCGGCAAATGTAGCCGTGAGCCATTAACACGGCCCGAGTTAAGCCTTGTTCCAACATGGTCCCCTTTCGGTATCTTGATGCCTTGATACCTTGGCATCATGGTATCAAGGCATCAAGGCATCATTTGAGTCGTGTGCCCGTGAGCGGCGGCAAGCCTTTCGACGCGCGCATCATGTTCAAGCCGGCAATGAACATTTCTTGCAAGGACGTATCGAAGCGCATCGCGAATTCTTTCGCCTCGTACCATTGTTCGTGCGTCATGCGCACCGGCACGGTTTTCGGCGGCTTGACCTTGCCGGCTTTCTTCGCGGCCGGCGCACGCTCGGCGACCTCGTGCTCGACTGCCGCCTCGACGGCCGGCTCGGCCGGCGGCACCACGGCCGACGCGGGATTGTTTGCGCTGATTTTCAGGGCTGAGAAGCCCGGCGATTTCTTCGTGCTCACTGCATTTTCTCCATAAGCCATTGATAGACGGCACGCGCTTCGCTCGCGGCCTTGTCGTCGACGTTCGACGTAAATTCACTGACGGCTAGACCGGACGACAACGCACGGCCGAACGCAACGCGATCGCCGAAGTATTCGGGGCACACCGGCGCGACCTCGGCAAGCGTAGAAAGCGCGTCTTTCGTTTCCGGCGATCGCTTGTCGGCCCGATTCAGAACGAACACGAACGGCTTGCCGGCGGCCGTGATGACTGACAAGGCCTTATTGAGCGCTGCCATATCGGGGAAAGTCGGCTGTACCGGCACGACGACGAGATCGGCGACGCTCACCAGCTCGGCCGCGCCGGCGACGATGTGCGGCGGGCAATCGACGATCGCCAGCTCGTAACCATCGGCCTCGGCCGATTCAAGCAAGGCGTGAATATTCGACGGCGAACCCGCGACGACTGCCGGCTCGTCGTTCGCTCGGCCGCTGGCCCACGCTTGCCCCGTGCCCTGCCCGTCTGCATCGATCAACGCCGTCTTTTGCGTTTTCGACGCCTCGACGCTGACGTGAATCGAGACGGTTGATTTACCGCTGCCCCCCTTCTGGCTGAACACCACTATTACCCGCAAACGCCGCTTTTTCATGCCCTTCCCCTTTGGTATCACGGTATCAAAGTATCAAAGTGTCATTCCCGGCAAATCCTTACTGGCATTGCCTTAGCGCATATGGTATCACGATGCTTTGCATCTTTGGCACCAAGATGCTTTGATGTCATGATACCAAGATGCCAAGGCATCAAGACGCCATGAAATCACCGCCGGCCGGCGGGGTAGGGCGGCCCCTGCTCTCGATCGAGCTGCGCGTGTCGCGCGCCGGCCGCGCAACTCGTCGACGTGCGCCTCGATGCTGGCCACCGGCCGGCGCGCAGCTCGTCGACGGCGGCCGGAAAGCCGGCGATCGAGCGGCCGGCCGGCGATCGTCGCGCCCGTTTCCCAAGTCGGCACAGGCATATCCAAAAACCCGAGGATTTCGGCCCTGTTTGACGCTAAGTTATTGATTCTTGAGAAAACACCATCCTCGACCGACCCCGTTTTTTCCTCGGATGCACCCCGTTTTCCCTCGGCACCGTTTCGGCCGCGCTTTACTCTCTCTCTCTTTAAATCATTGAAAAGAAAGAAGAAGAAGGCATAGAAGGGAAAAAGCGCGCGCACTCATACCCCGACCCGGATTCACTCGGTTTTCGCACCTGCCTATTTTTTAATCCTCGGATTCCTCATGTGAAAAAGGGCTATTCCGAGGATTGCCGAGGGGCGCGAAAGCCTTATGCGACAAGGGTTTCAGGCCGATCCCCTCGGCATCCTCGCATCCTCGCGAAAATCTCCCCTCCCCCCCCGACTTGCGACGGAAAGCCCGCCCTTTTCTTCGTCGTCGATTCACCTGGCCCCCGATCGCATCAAATCGCAGCTCACGCGCATCAATTCGCATCACGCCGGCGGCCTCGAAATCGCGGCGAATCCCTTGCCGCAAGGCGCTCGGCCGGCCGGCGGTCGACTGCAAGAAAAGGGGAGGCACAAGAACATCGCAGGCGCGGAGGGGTGACTGCGAAATTCGGGCGACGATGGCCGGTAAATCGGCCCGATGGCCGGCCGGCTACCTCGACCCCGCTCGACCCCTTGCCGGCCCCGTGGCGGCCCCGTGGCGGCCCCGCACGGGCCACGGCAACCCCGCGATACCCTGACCGAACGGCGGGCGTGCAGAAGGGCGGCCGGATACTGTACGGATATACAGGTATGCTCGAGTTATGGAACCGGACGACGACACCGACGCCCGCGAGCTGTACGCCGAGCGCGCGGCGATCATGCAATTCGACGGCGGCTTGCCACGGCACGCGGCCGAATACTTCGCGTGCGTCGCGGTTTGGCGCTACTGCGAACGCACGAGCGCGGCACCGCCTCGGCTCAACGACTATCGCTTGCTGCACCGATCTTTCACGGCGTCGACGCCACGCGAGCCGAGTGAGAAGGGCGACGGCTGACGAATCGGCCCCCTCTCTGCTGAACATTCGGGCGTGCGTGCATCACAGGTGCATCGGCATGGATCGCACGCGATCCGACTTGAGCGATCGGCGGGGCGCGCAGCGAAGCGGAGCGACACGGCGAGCGCGATTTATGTCGGCCTTAGCGGCCGGCGCGGCATCGCCGCGTCGGGCGGTTAGGCCATAGCCCCGCCGGCTTTCATTGTTCGATGGGTTTCTGAGAGAGTCGTGTGCAGCTCGCCGAGCTGGTCGCGAGCTGCCGAGGGTAGGGCACCACGGCCGCGCCAACGGGCGCGGCTTCGTTCGTCTGGATTGGGTGTAATCGTCAAGTGACGCGCGAAGCGCGCACTGGTGCTGTGTGCCCCTCACGGGGCGGAGCGCGAAGCGCGGGGGGGTGGTTTTGAACCGGCCGGCGCGGCGAAATTTCGCGCGTGCGGTTTCTTGTACTTCGTTTTATACGTTTTAAAAACGTTTTCGGCACCCTCAAAGCCTTGCGGGGCGGGCGTTTTCGGGCGCTATGGTGTACAAAACCCCGGCTCTATTGGGGCAAAACCCCGGTCCAAGGTGTACAAAAACCCGGTTTGTGGGGCAAAACCCCGGCTCTATCCACAGGTGTACATCAAACTTTACTTGCACCAATAGACGTATTGGGACACAATCCGACGACGCACCAATTACAGGGGAAGTGTCCCAATGAAAGCACCACGCGCGGCCCTGACTCAGGCCGCAGAACTGTCCGACCGAAACGTGAACATGAGCAACGCGCTCACGCGCGCATCGCATGGCCTCGGCCTCGCTGAAAAGCGGCTGATCGCCTCGTGCATCGCAAAGAATGATTCGATCCCGATGGCCGAGATTCATCGCAAAGGCGCATGGGCTGTTCGCCTGTCGGCGATGGAGTACGCCGAGACGTTCGAGATAGGGCTTGATGCCGCGTATGAGCAATTGCAACAGGCGAGCGAAAGCCTGTTCAATCGATACGTGCGGACGATACAGGAGACGCCCAAAGGCCCCAAAGAACAGAAGTTTCGATGGGTCGGCAAGGCCGAGTATCACAAGGGCGAGGGGTGGGTCGAGCTGCATTGGTGGCACGAAGTCGTGCCGCACCTGTTCGGGCTACGCAAGCAATTCACGTCATACAAGCTGAAGCAAACGGCCGCGCTGCGCTCGGCGTACTCGTGGCGCTTGTACGAGTGCTTCAAATCATGGGCGAAGAAAGGGCGCTACACGCCGAGCATCGAAGAATTCCATACGGCGATGGATGCGAAAGACAGTCACCGTGCGAACTTCAAGGAGCTGCGCCGGCGCGTGATCGAACCGGCCGTGACTGAGCTGATCGAAAAGAATGGTCTGTTGATTGAGTGGGAGACTGTGACCGCCGGCCGCAAGGTGATCGGCCTCGATTTCAAATTCAGCGCGAACCCTCAGACCTCTCTTTTCTAAGTCGGTTAACCGGGGATTTGTCCCAATAGGCCACACCGCCAAAAATGCGCGGCCGATCCCACGAAAGGACGGTCGCGCCTTGTAATCACTACAATCTGAAACACGATCCCCTTACATCAGGTTACATATTGTAAGCATTCCGTCATTTCGGCTATTGGGGCAAAACCCCGGTCACTTCGCCGGCTTGGCCGTGGCGATGCTGTACGGCGTGAAGCGCACAACCTCGTCGCCGATCCAGTCATTGAGCTGCGTAAAGCGCCGTTGCAAGGGCGCGATTTCGTTTGCACCGAATACCTCGGCGGCCGTGTCGGCCGCACCAAATCCGCCGGTATTGCTTGGCACGATCCCCATGAGCTGCGGCGGGATACGATGCGCCGCGAGCAAGTCGTCGCGCGTGACGTTCTTGATGTTGAAAAACTCATCCTTCGCCGTGACCTCGGAAACGGGAATGAGCTGTATGCCGTCTTTCTTGCCGTTCGGTGCGTACATAAAAAGGTTTCGGAAATTGCCCGGTCCCTTGCTGTTTTTCAACGCCTCGCGCATGGCGTCTACATCGCTTTGACTTTGCCCCGCATCCGTCATGTACAGGATGAAACCGGCGTGCGAACCGTTCTCGTAATACTTGCGACGGAATAGCGTCGCCGACTCGTTCAACCATGCAGAGTGCAGCGCGCCGAGATATTCAGGCAAGCCGTACACTTCCTGATTAATGTCTGGTTCCATCAAGTGATGCACTGAACCCGGCTCGAACTCATATTCGACCTGTTGCCACCCGTTGAGCTGCACGAAGCGTTGCAAGTCGGTTCGGCGTCGCACGTACTTACCCGGCGCACGTTTGAATGCGAGCGTCGTGTTAAGCCGGCTCTTTTGGCGCTCAACATAGCCGTTACCGAACGTGAGGAAATCGAGCGACCACTTATCGAATTCTTCGCGAGTTAGCAACTTGTGCGGTATGAACGTCGACGAAAGCACGTTGCGTTTGAAGTAGATCGCCGAGCCGTGATGCACGCCGGCGCGGAACGTCTTTGCGAGACCGGACCATGACACCGGCGGCTCATACCACTCGCCGACCGCGTAAGCCTGCACATAGTCGAGAATCTCGGCCCTGTCCATCACCGGCACAGGATCGTCGAATGTGAACGCCTCGGCCCGTGCCGGCGTCGACGTGGCCGCATGCGTCGTGCTGCTCGATGCGTAAGTGCTGCGCTTGCGCTTGCTCATTAAGAGAACTCCATAAAGCCAGTATTGTTTGCGGTCACGCCCTCTAGCGGCTCGTTATCGAGCGCGTGCAGGCACGCCCAAGCTAGATCGGCATGGCCTGTTTCTTCGCTGCGGCTCGCCTCGTATGTCACCTTTCGACCGCTCGCCGTCATGGTTTTGCGAATCGCCATGAACGATTGCGCTAGGTCTGTCCAACCCGCATCGAATTCGAGCCGGCCCTTGCTGATGACCGACAAACCTTTGAGCACGAGCCGGCTTTTAACTTCCGGCGAATAGTTGAGCGCGACCGCGCCCGGATAGAACTGCTTCACGAGCTGATAAACGCCCTGGCCGATGCCGGTCGTATCGATCGACATGTATTCGACGTTGTATTGCTTCGTGATCGCGTGGATCGCCTCGGCTTGCGCCTCGAAATCCATGCCGCGAAACTGCTGTTTGTGCAGAACGCGAAACTTCCCACCCGGCACCGCCGGCGGGGCGACGACGACAAGGCCGGCCGAGTCGCCGGATAGCGCCGGGTCATAACCGACCCATACGCCACGAAAGCCGAAAGGGCGGGGCGCGAGCGGCTTGAAATCGTCGGCCCATTCTTCCCACGAGTCGACCATGCAGCGTTGCAGCTCGACGAGCGGAAAGAGCGACGCCGTGTCGTCGATAAACTGGCACATCAAGAGATTCGCGTATTCCTGCGCGCTGTACTCAAGACGCAGCTCGTCGATATCGAACAGGTCACACCCGCCGGCTACGGCATCCTCGACCGTGACGATCTGGCGAAACTGGCGATCCTCGCAAAGCCGGCCGCGAGCGAGCGCCGCGTGCGTCACGTCCAGGTGAATGTGATCGGCCTTTGCGCGCCCCCTGTTGTAGTGCTCGCCAGTCCAGAAGGTGTAAGCCTCATGCGTGATGCTCGACGGCGTTGAGAAATACGTCTTTCGCCATTTCTTGTGCATCGCCATGCCCGACGCGACTTTGTTGAGCTGGCGAAAGCCGCTCACCCAAAAGTATTCGTCGAAATAGAAATTGCCGTGATAGCTCTGCGCCGTGCGTGAATTCGTGCCGAGAAAAATCAACTCGGCCATGTTCGGCAAAATGATCGGGTCGCCGGTCAATTCGACCTCGGCGGCCTCGGCGGCGAACTGCCGAATGTATGACTTGAAAACGTGCGCCTGCGCCTTGCTGGCCGAGAGAAAAATCTGATTCCGCGCGCTCTGCAAGGCATCGTCTAGCGCCTCGCGAGCGAAATAGAACGTCGCGCCAATCTGCCGCGACTTGAGAATGTTGCGCGTGCGCTTGTCGCCGTTGCGATACCACACCTTTTGATAACCGAACTGGCAATCGAGAAACGCCTCGTGAAGCCGCGCGATCTGCTCGTCGCTGAAATCGTTGCGCACCTTTTCTTTACGGGGCGCTTTGTTGCGTGCCTCGATGTTCGGGTTTAAGTCGCTCTCTTTCCCCGTTTCGCCGTACTTGCGCACGCGCGCAAGCCGCTCGACCTGACGGCCGAGCAAGTCGATTTCCTTAAAGTCGTTACCCGTCTTTACCGGCTTGGCAATGAGCACCGCGAGGCGGGTTTCAAGCGACGACTCGATGCGCTCGATCGGCTGCGCTTCGTCCCATTTATCCCGCTGTTTCCATGCCTCAACGGTCGCGCGTTTGAGCTGCAATTGCTCGGCGACGGACGTGATCCGCCAACCCTGCCAGTAAAGCGCGCGCGCAAGCCGGCGAGGGTCCGCATTCGAATCAAGGGTAGGGGCGATATCGGCTGTTTCGATCATGGCCCCAAGTTTCCCGCGTCGCGCGCGCGCAAGCACGCCCGCCTATGTGTACCGAACGCACCAACAAACGCGAAACGTTGAGCGCTTGCGCCCGTGATCGCAAGATATCAACTCACGCAGAACCCTTCCCGAACCTGTTGGAGACCTAACAATGCAATTTCGCAAGCTGTCGCTTATGTCGTTCGCCGCTGCGGCGATCGCGCTCGCTGTCACGATGGACGCAAACGCGGCGACGCTCGCCGCAAGCGCCGTTCTCAATCACGCCGATGTGCTCGCCTTTCTGAGCGGTCACGGCCTGAGCATTGCCGGCGCTGCCGGCTTCGGCGCAATGGCGATCGGCTCGACTGCATCGACCGACGCGACGAAGCTCGCGAAATCGAAGATGTTCCGCATCGCCGTCGAAGGCGCGACGACTGACGGTCGCACCATCGAACGCGCATGGCTCGAACAGATTGCCGCGAACTACAGCGCGACGAAGTACGGCGCACGCGTGAACCTCGAACACTATCGCGGCATCGTGCCCGATGGCCCGTTTAAGGCATACGGCGACGTGATCGCGGTCGAAGCCCGCGAACTCGACGGCGAATTCGCCGGCAAGCTCGGCTTGTATGCGCAAATCGAGCCGACGCCCGAACTCGTCGCGATGACCAAGGCGAAGCAAAAGATTTACACCTCGTGCGAAATCGAGCCGTCATTCGCTGACACGAAACAAGCGTATCTGATCGGGCTGGCCGTCACTGATAGCCCCGCGAGCCTCGGCACCGAAATTCTTTCTTTCGCAGCTCAGAACCCGAACGCCTCGCCCTTCACCGGCCGCAAGCAATCGCCGACGAGCCTTTTCACGGCCGGCGCTGAAACCGTTATCGAGTTTGAAGAAGCTGAAAAGCCCTCGACTATCGGCGCGCTGCTGTCGAAGGTGACGGAAATTCTGTCGAACGTGAAGAAGAAAAGCGCGATCGACGAAAAGCAATTCACCGAGCTGGCGCGAACGTGCGTCGATCTAGCGACGGTCGCCAACTCGCAAGGCGAAACGATCGAAACGCTCACGAAGCAAGTCGCCGACATGAGCACCGCACGCGAAGCCGATCGCAAGGCATTCGACGAGCTGCACATGCAGCTCTCGCAGACCGATAACGGCATTAAGCGCCCCGCGTCGACCGGCTCGGCCGGCGGCACCGTCACGACCGATTGCTAAACCGGCAATCACACTTTTTCACTGCCCCGGAGAAAACACCACATGCGCAACGAAACCCGGTTCGCTTTCGATCAATTCCTCGAAGCGATCGCCAAACTCAACGGCGTGCCGAGCGCGACGAAGAAATTCGCCGTGTCGCCGAGCGTTCAACAAAAGCTCGAAACCCGCATTCAGGAATCGAGCGATTTTCTGAAGCGCATCAACGTGATCGGCGTGACCGATAAGGAAGGCTCGAAGCTCGGCCTCGGCGTCGGCTCGCCGATCGCCAGCACGACCGACACAACGCAGAAGGATCGCGCAACGGCCGATGTAACCGACCTCGACGAGAACGGCTACAACTGCACGCAAACGAATTTCGACTCGCACATCACGTATGCGCTGCTCGACGCGTGGGCGAAGTTTCCCGATTTCCAGCCGCGCATTCGCGACGTGATCGTGCGCCGCCAAGCGCTCGACCGCATCGCAATCGGCTTTAACGGCCGGTCGCGTGCGGCAACGTCCGATCGCGCTGCTAACCCGCTGTTGCAGGACGTCAATAAAGGCTGGCTGCAACGCATGCGCGACCAAGCCCCGCAACGCGTGATGGACGAAGGCACCAAGACGGCCGGCAAAATTGTCGTCGGCGCAAACGGCGACTACGCGAACCTCGATGCGCTCGTCGGCGATCTCGTCGCGAGCATGATCGACCCGTGGCACCAGGACGACACCGCGCTCGTCGTGATGTGCGGTCGCGGCCTGTTGCATGACAAGTATTTCCCGCTCATCAACAAGAGCCAGGCACCGACCGAAATGCTCGCCGCTGACGTGATCCAGAGTCAGAAGCGCATCGGCAATCTGCCGGCCGTCACCGTGCCTTTCTTCCCGGCTAATGGCGTGCTCGTGACGAGTTTCGACAATCTGTCGCTGTATTTCCAAGACAGCGCGCGCCGTCGCGCGATCGTCGACAACGCCAAGCGCGACCGTATCGAGAACTACGAATCGTCCAACGATGCGTATGTCGTCGAAGATTTGGGCCGCGCTGCTGTCGCCGAAAACATCGAACTCGCGCCAGTCGCGTAAAGGAGCATCAAGCGATGACTAGCCCCGCACGACGCCACTTTCAGCGCGTATCGGCAAAGCTCTCGTCGGCCTCGGCCGGCGCGGGCGAAACGATGATCGGAAGCGCTTACGAGCTGATGCTTGCCAAGCTCGCGATCGACAAACGTCGACTCAAGGAAATCAAGTCGATCGCGCGCAAGATCGAAGTGAAGCGCGCCGAGCTGCTGCCCGAATACGTCGAATATGTTTCGGGCGCGTTGAGTGGCGGGCGGGGCGCACAGGACGATGTACTTACGACTGTGATGATCTGGCGCGTCGACGTCGGCGACTACGCCGGCGCGCTGGATATCGCGCGCTATGCGATCGCGAACCGGATGACGCTGCCCGATCAATACGATCGCACGCTGTCGACGGCGATCGCCGAGGAATTCGCCGAAGCCGCGCTTTCATCGTTCAAGAAAGACGCGAGCGGCGAAGGCGTGAGCGTTGCGCAGCTCGACGAAATCGCGCAGCTCACCGAGTCGCACGACATGCACGATCAAGTGCGCGCCAAGCTGCACAAGGCTATCGGATACACGTTTGAACGCGCCGGCAATCTGCCGCTCGCGCTCTATCACTTGCGCGGCGCGCTCAAGCTCGACGAGCGCGCCGGCGTGAAACAGGACATTGCCCGCATTGAGAAAGCGAGCAATGCGGCCGGCACCGACGCCGACCGCACGTAAAGAGCCCACCCCGGCCGAGCGGCGCCGGCTGACGATCGCAACGCCTGACGGTCTACGCGATCCGACGCCGGCCCACCGCTCACCTTTTCCGAGCTGATGCCATGACGAGCTTTAACGCGATCGAAGAACCCACCATCACGCCCGACCCGGCACCGCCGGCCGACGCGCTGACGATCGGTAACGTCGCATGGTTTCCCTCTGTCGACCTCGCGCACATGCGCGAAGCCGTGCGCCTTACCGGCACTGTCACAACGGCCCGCCTGCGCGATGCCGCGATCGCCGCGATCGACGAAGTAAATCGCGAGCTGGCGAGCTGGCGCGCGGAACACGAAGCGGCCGGCGTCGCATCGCTCGCCGAGCTGCCGGCCGACACGATCGGCGGCGAAAGCGTGCAGCTCGCGCGCTATCGGCGAGCCGTCTATTTCCTCGCACGCGCGGACCTCACCGAGAAGTATCGCGATTTCGATAGCACGAAGTCGGGCGCGAACGACGCCGACGAGCTGGTGACGACGATCGACGCCGATCGTCGCAACGCGCGGCAAGCAATCAACGACATGCGCGGCGTTGCGCGTACAACGATCGAGCTGATCTGATGACGACCAAGCGGCCCAATTACCGAATCCGCGTCATTCCACGCAAGCGAGACGACGAAGGCCCCGGCCCGGCTCGGATAAGCATCGAACGCCGTTTCGCTTTCCTTTTCTGGCGCAACGTTGTCGACGTGAATTACATCGACGATGCGCGCTTGCGAATTCGCTCCCTTGCTCTGCGCGATCGCATCGCGCGAGTCAAGCCGAAGACGATCGCGATTTTCGACTCTGCTGGTAACGAAATCTGATGCGCGTCTATGCACAACAGGGCGATACGGTCGACGCCCTCTGTTTCCGCTACCTCGGCCGCACGCAAGGCGTCGTCGAAACCACGCTCGAAATCAATGCCGGCCTCGCCGATTACGGCCCCGTGCTGCCCCTCGGCCTCGCGGTCGATCTGCCCGACCCGCCGAACGATCAAACAACGATCCAGCTCGTCAACCTTTTCGATTAACCCGGAGTCGCCAACATGGCCGAACCAAGCACCACCACCATCGCCGCTGTGTCGGCCGGCATCGGCTTCGCAAGCCTTTTCCCCGGCATCGACGGCAATGCGCTCATCGGCGCTTTCACGGGCGCGGCGCTCGTCGTCGTCACGTCGAAAGACCTGACGCTTGCCAAGCGCTTCGCGTACCTCG